TTTTTGAAAGTTCTGGCTTTTTTGATTAGCAAGATCAACAGCCATTTGTGCATTTCTTCTGTACTGTTCGTTGTTCTTGTTTACAATGTCAGTTATAGCTGCATTAGCTACATTACCTAAATCAGATTTAGGATCTAGTCCCGAGTAGTTTGTATCAGAGGTGTTAAACATTGCTGAATCCATTATGCTACCTCCTTAAAATCAACGTCTATCATATCATAGTATACGGCATAGAAACCGTTGCTAAGTTTACCTACAGCTTCTGGTTTTTTCTTTAATACTTCTTGAGCCTTAACTCCAATAAATTCTCTGTCAGAACTTACATACTTAAATTTGTATATATTATACCCATCAAGAGATTGACCTATTTTTGTGACGTCTCTTTTTAATCTTTCGTCACTAGGAAACATTGTCATTAGACCTGATGCTACATTCATACCAAAGCTAATACTGTTCATTAACTGACCAGCTCTGTCTCGAGGAGGCATCATAGTAGGCATACCAAACTGTGGTCCCATGCCTAGGTTTGCATGCTCACGTTTAATCATGGCATCCTGTCTTCTTTGTATCTTAGTCTGTACTTTAGCTTCTCCAACAGTTGCTAAGTTATACATCTTACGATCTATGTCAGCTATTTTAGCAAAGTATTCCGCAGCTTTTTGACCACCAAAACGACGTGATCTACCACCATCGTTTGATCTTTGACTAGCAAAATACTGTCTAGCTAAGTTCTCTTTTCCGAGTAAGGCTTTACCTTCAGATTGTTTTGTAAACTCTTGAAAGTCTGCATAATCACGTGACCTACCTAGACCTCTTATAAGTTTTAAATTGTCTTTGAAGCTAGACTCTTTATTCCATTGTTTTACGGAGTTAGCTCTAAATTCGGCATGACGCCTGTTATTTTCGATTCGGGCTGCTTCACGCCTACCCGCATTAGGATCTGGTGCACACACGGCAAAATTCTATAAATTGTATATTGTTCGGCCCATGTTCAAACTTACGTAAGAACTTGAAACCTAAAAATTTGAGTAGTTTTAGATGTACGGTGTTACGAGAATCTACGATATTCCACAGTAATTTTTCGTTACGTTGTTCAAGCCAGCGTTTAGCTTCTCTTGCAAACGTAATTGGGTATTCGTGTATAGCTGGAGTGCATAGCATCCAGACTTCTCCAGTCGGCCCAACTCCGGCCATGCCAGCAGTCTTGCCGTTAGGCACTGTAAAATACACGCACATGCCCGTTCTAGCTGCACGTAACAGCTCTTCCATAGCATCTAGCCCATGACCTTCTTCGACCTCTCTGCGGTCATCTGGACGTAAATTAGAGGCCACCTCTCTGGCAGCCTCCTCTGTGATTGGGTGTATGTATTGATCTAATTTAGACACGTTTATAATATTTGGGTGAATAATCTCCTTCCCACGACAAAGCTAGTAGTGTAGAAGGTGCTGGGTGACTTGATTTAAGTGTCACATCTACATTGGTATTCTTTTCATATACCGGTACAGTTTTGATAAACTCTTCAAGGTATGGTGCATCTGATACATCGTACTCATCTAACTCTGTAGATTCGTATACTTCTGTGTAGTCAGTTTTGCCAACACGTGAAAGAGTAGTTTCGTATAGACCTATCTTGCCAAAATGAAACTTAACTCTATGTATAACTAAGGAAGAGTTAACATCAGCTCTGCTAGCTTCACCTTGTCGTTGTGAAAGATAGAATGTAGGAAACGCTACACTGTACTCATATAAGTATCCTATAGTTAATGTTACACCAGACCAGTCTCCCGGCAGTGTAAAGCTAGTTGTACTGGTCAATGTAGGTTTACCATACCTACCTACACGTGCAGAGGCTGTGTTAGTATCTATAACAACTAAGTCATAATTAGGTGTTGTAACTAAAGGTAGCCAACTGACACCAGTAAATGTAGTTAAATTTGTAGTTGCACTGTAGCTGCTACTACCTGTATCAGTTGTATAATTATCTAAATGTAATAAAAAATCTGTATTATCTTGAACTATAGCTGGATCTGATTCTGTTTGTACAAGTCTTACACTTTGTAAAAAGTTGTCAGTATCTAAGAAATAATATTCGTCATTTATAATAAAGTGATATAATAATGGGTTGTTAAATTTCCATTTAAACCACGCTGACTGTTGACGTTTATCTCCTACATTAATGTATCTGAAACCTTGTACTGTGTCAGAATCAGTCTTACCCATTATAACTAAATTATTTTCACGTGAGTTTGTAATTAAATCTATTTGCTTAGGTAATAACGTAGGTACTATTTGACTTTGATTAACTACGTTAGGTGCACCCTCTCGCTGTACATTAGCCATTTCCATAAATCGACTAAACTTACCAGAGTTGTCAACAAACGCTATAGTCGTACCTAAAGATATAGGAGCTACATCTTTGTTATAGTTATATGTAGAGATACTACGTAATTTAGCAGTATCAGGGTTGAGCACTGTATCATCAGATGCTAGTAAAAACTGTTGGTTTGTGCTAAATACAACAAGACCAGAAGTTAGATCTATACCATCAAATAATTCTGATGGAAATGTAGATGAACAGGATATATCAATAGGATCATTTGCACTAACTGTTAATGCTGTTTCTGCAAAAAAATCAGGTTGGCCTAAAGTTCCCGGTCTAGATAGTATTACATTCTCGCCTGCTAGCAGTGCTAATCTATTACGGAAAAATAATACTTTATTAATACGCTTACCTACAAATGTGGGAAACGGATTGGTAATATCATCGCCTACTTCTCTGTCTGCATATGTAAACTGTTTGATAGTAAATGTAGCTAATTCGTTTGCCGTACCTTGATTAGTTAATGCTGTTCTCTGGATGACTAACGGCATATTTGTTAGACTTTTATCTATGTCAGGCTTTGCACACTCTGTCCACGAGCCTGTACCATCCTGACCATTCAAGCCTTCAAATCGTAGGTAGTAATCGTCTTCTTCTGATATTCTAGCGTTAGCGATTCTTACTATATACCCGTGTTTACATTGCTTAGGTAGTAAAGTTACATCGTTTACTGATGTACCCATACTACGCATCAAGTCATCTTCTACAATTTCACAGTTAAATGTGCTACTGCTAGATAAGTATATTCCATTACCTATAACAGTACCAGTAATACCTGTTGGTAATTCTGATATAATACCACCTAATACTTGATCAGCACTGACAGCTGTATCAGCATCAAATGGTGTAGGTTCTGGACGTACCAGTTTAAGGTTAGCTTTTACTGCAATAGTTTCATGCTCTGTAACTTCGATTGTATAAGTAGCAGACGATTCTCCTTTAGTAGATGGTTCACTACTACTTGATCCAGTTATAGTACGTCCCTTAGCTTGATCCATAGTTACAGTAACTGTATCACCTGTAGTCCAGCCTTCACCACCATGTAGTAAAAATAAGCTTCTTGCATAGGCACAGGCGAAGTCGTTTGGAGAGTTACCATCACCACCTACACTACCTTGCTGTCCACGTATGTCTAGTTTAAATATAAGATTGTCTTTACCAGATGTTACTGCATTACCTGATGAATCTACAACTGATACAGTAGTTGTACCTGAGTAACTACTAGCAGCATCTACAGAAAATGTCTGTATACCGATACCTCTACACTGTCCAGTACCAGCTGACTCATCAAGTGTATCAGATGTTATTTTTATACGTGTAGCTCTTGTAAAACTAGTTGTAGAGTTACTATCGTATAGATTAAGTCCATACTGCCTACCGTTTTCTGTACGTGTTACTTCGATAAACGCAAAGTGAGTGTCAGGATTATCAGTAGTCTTAGCTGTTTTACCTACCAGCGTATTAGCGTTAGAGCTATCACGACTGTTAACAAAGGTAGTGTCGTTGATAGTAAGAAATTGTAAGTTTTCTGCATCGCTTGTTGCTAGATAGTTTTGTATAGCTGTCTGCCCACCAGTACCATACACTATAGTCTGTGCAGCTCCAGCGTTGTCACCATCAGCCTTCCACATTCTAAGCTGCCCGTCTGCGGCAACTTGTCCTATGTAAGATCCTTCCTCTTCATCTCGATGGTAGTGAAACCACGAACCACCTGTTTGTACGTCGGGTAAAGGCTGAGAGTTTATTCTTTTACCACCCGGTCTTTTGTATAGACCACGTGTGATGTCAGGGATGGCATTTACGACATCCTTAACTTGTCCCGGAAATTTTAATTGATCGGGCTGTTCTGATATACCCCCAGTAAAACTAGGAATGGTTTGTGTTACGCTTGCCATTATCGTCTAAGGTTTCTCCAAGGTTGATATGTTTGATGTATAGTATTCTCTGGGAAGCCAAACATACTATGATTACCCTGATTACACTCGTACTCCATCAGAGCAGCACGTGCTAAAGCTTCTTGTCCCTGTAATAATTTGACAAGATTAGGGTTTGCAACTAACTGTACAGCTGCCTTTGTTGACGCTCTATATGTGATATAACGTCTAAATGCTATAGGTAGATTCTCAAAAGTATATAGTTTTACGACATCTAGGTCGATTTCTGTAATATCCGAAAAGTCATCTGTGTGATCTATTTTATCATATAACACACCATCACGTCTGATGACGTCATATACTCTATGTGACCAGCCGTTAGAGACGTCAAGTTGTAGCACATCATTAGCTATCGCTATCTTACCGTTAGCATCTGGTGCATACTTTACATGTAATTCTGTGTTAAAATGCCAGCCTTCTGCTTGTGTGTCTACGTTAGCATCACGAAGTAGATTGTAAATAAATGAAATCTCTGGGTTATCAAAAACTAATGATGTTACTGGTGCTTGACCTATAGCTCCCAGTATAGAGTTAACTGCGGATAGTTCTGTATCGAGGTCAATAGTTGTGGAAGCCATAATAAAAAAGGGGAGCCGAAGCCCCCGTATAAAATATAAAAATTAAGCAAATGAAGATGGCTTAGTTCCTGTACCAGCGAATAATTCGACGGCAGCAGCAGGGTTAAGTGCGTCAGCTCCCATTGCTAGGCGACCTAAGATTACGTCACCTTGGTATACAACTGAAAT